AACTGGACGCCAGTAGGCATCACAGGCTCACCAGCCAGGAAGTAGGCCTGACCAGCCTGGGGACCCATGTAGAAGCTGGAGTTGTTAGGCATCATGGGGTTACCCATGTACATGCCTTGACCAGGATTACCAGCGTAACGGGCGATCTCACGGAAGTCAGGATCACGACGCAGGTGCATCATGAAGGTGGGATCGCAGATGCAGCGATACAGACCATCACCGAAGGTAGGAACGTTGCGCTTACGCAGGTCCTTAACGGTGGTCAGCAGATCGGTAGTGACAGAGAACTGCTGGACTTGAGCGGTGTACTCAGCGGCGGTGTAGGAGATGCGACCAGAGGAGTCCTTGGTCTTACCACCAGCGAAGTAGTAACCACCCTGGGAACCAGAAGCAGCACCGTTGGCTTCAGCTTTGGCGAGTTCGTCGATGAAGACGCGGTCGCGCCAACGGCGATAGTCGTCGAGCAGGGTCAGAGAACCGATGCTCTGGTGGAACATGTTCAGGTTGCCGGTGTCCAGCAGCAAGCGCTGGGCGGTAACCAGGGTTTCCCGAGCAATCTTGAAGGTGCTGGGCTGGGTGGGATCACCCGGGTCCGCAGGACCGGTATATTCCTTAAGCACCACCAGGACTTTCTCCTTGGTGATGTTGCGGCTGTTGGCAGTACCAATGGTCTGATCAGCAATACGCTCGCGGCTGTCCTTGGTACCGGGGGTTCCCCAGAACTTATAGCGATCCAGCTGAACGGTTTGACCAGGCTGACGGGTGAAGTCGTGAACCACAACAGGCTCAACCGCCATTTCCGCGATGTAAGCAGGGTGGGGACGATAAAGTTCCGCACCTAGAATCTTTGGAAAATCGTTATCAATGAACACTTTGTTTTATCCTCCAGTGTCGCAGGAAGTGTTAATGGGTGAAAGATTCAGACATTGGTATGTCTTATCTAACACAAATTTTAGCAGTCGGTAATTTATTCAATCACCGACATAACTATCACTCCATCACAAACAGTTTGTTTGCAACGGCTTGGGGCTGAGCCTGGTTCAGAAGACGCCAGGCGTTTTGGGGATCACGTGACATCTGCTCGCTGAAGCCGCCCCAGAAATCGCCTTGTGCTTGGGGAGCAGCAGCAGCGGGAGGCGCAGGCATCTGGCCCAGTTGAGCCATTGCGCCATCAACAGGAGCAGTGGGATAACCACGAGTCTCCAGCTGAGCCTCGTTCTCATAAACGGGGTAGGGACCTTCAGGACCGAAGAACTTCAGGGTGTAATCGCTGAGAACGTCGGGGTTGGTAAGAATCTCGTTGTAAGCCAGGTTTTCCTGGTGCTCACCGACGGCAAAATTTGCGTAACCTTCGATGGTGCTAGCTGCGCGATTTCCCCACGCGACGGCGCTGTCCAGCATCCCCTCGAGGTTTAGAGCGTAATTGTTCAGAAGAGCCGGAGCTTCGATCCCGAACGCGTCCATTACCTGACGGCTTTCCTGGCTCATTCCCACGTAATCCGCGATCTGCTCCAAGGATGGAGTCGAAGAGGTTTGGGAATAGTTGGGCGAGGATTCCTGGCTGGGAGACCAGGTCAGCGGAGCCGATTGTTGCGTAGCTTGGCTGCTGGGCTGTCCGTAGTTGGCCGGGGTAAACTGTGTCGTCTGAGGAGACGGTTGACCCTGGAACGGGGACTGGACTGGTGCGCTCAGCAGGTTCACCACCTTGTTGAACGCCGATTCCCAAGGGTTGCCCGCCGAGGTTTCCGCCGGTTGGGATTGGGGGGCGTACTGAGTAGGGGCTGATTGGTAGCTGGGGGCTGCCTGAGGTACCGCTTGGGGGTAGCTCGTACCCACCTGATAAGCCACTGGTGCCGGTGCCGCCGGAGCTGCTGCCGGTGCCGGAGCTGCCGCCACGTAGCTGCTGGGAGCGACGGCTGCTGGTGCTGGGCTCGTCTGTGGGATCGATTGGACGGTAGCGTCCTGCATAACTCATCTCCTTTTGTAAGGCTTCTAAAGTGCGATACAGATATGGGGTTAAATCCAATCGCGGATCCGCAGCCATCGGTAAATCCGGTGATTGCGGGTGAGGGGTCTGCATCATCCCCCCCACGAGGCGAGCGAATTGAGAGTATGCACCCTGTAATTCGTTCACCATCCTGAACGGGAACCCCGATAGCATCGCGGCCCGCTCCTCATCCGTTTTTGACGGGAAGAGGTATTTCAGTG